ATGCAATCAGGTGCCGCAAATTTAATTCAAAGTTATAATAATTGTAATTATGATAAAAAAATAAAAACAGGTATTGATACTGAAGGAGGTGAATGTATTGAGAGAAGATGTCCGAAAGGTAAATTTGGTAAAAATTGCGATAATAATTGTTGTGCGGGAATATGTGTATGGCCAGAAAAATATAATAATCCATTATTGGGAGAAAATAAAACATATAAAGAATGGTGTCAAGATAAAAAGATAGATCCGATTATACCACCTCAAAGGTGTGGTTGTAGTTTTGATCCAAATGAATTAACATTAAATGCAACATCACCACCAGATTATAAATTGGAAGGTAATTATCAAATATGTACAAATTCAAGTCAATGCCAAACATTACCAGAACAAGAGAATGGTTGGACAGATATTGCTGTAAATATAAATAATAGAAATTGGGCAGATTCAGATAAAGCTAAAGATACAGTGAAAGAATGGGGTAGATATCAAAAATTTGGTGCTGTTCTCAATGATGGTGAGCCACAGAAACAAGAATCAGGTGATTGGGGTTGTGGTAGAGCACAAAGTTTTAAAGAAGATGGTTCACAACCTAAAGATAATGACGAAACAATATTTTTAGGTTGTGAACCAGTATGGGCGCAAGATTCAGATGAATGTCAATATTACCCTAATGCCGAAAATAATGGAAATGGTGGACAGAATGAAGGATTAGATGATGATAATGAAATTATTAAAAGTGAAGTATGTTCTCAATGTTTAGCTGGATGGTATGGACCAGAATGTAATATGAAATGTTGTGGTGGTTTATGTAGTAAAACATTGAATGAAAAAGATTGTGCTGAACAATCAAGGGAATCAAATGAATTATGTGAATTTTATCCTAGTATGAATATGTGTTTATCTTCATGTCAAGGGGATACGAGAGAAGATTGTGTAACAACTAGAGGGTGTAGATGGGGAACAGATTATGAAGAAGGATTAAAGACAAGTCCAACCGGAGATCCAAAAGATGGTGATATTGGTCCATATTGTTTAAATAATGAATGTGTTTGTCCAAATGGGACACCGGCAAAAGGACTCCAATGTCCAGCACATAATTCAGAATCATGTACGAGTTGTGAAAAGGGTTATCAAAAAACATGGGGAGTAGATATAATGAGCGATTATTTTGTATGTAGACCAACAACAGGTATAACAAATTTACTTCAATGGTATTTAGGATTAATTGAATGGGATAATATTCAGAGTGATTTTTTTGATTCAGAAGGAATTAATTTAATAATTAGAACTGGTGTATTTATATCTATATTAATATCAAGTGGATTTACATTAGCAATATTTATGATGTTAATGATTGGTGCAACTCCGGCAGCATTAGTATTGGTGGGATTAGCAATACCAATTGGTTTAATGGTTGTAGCAGCTTTAGCATTATATTATTTACCATTATTATTTAATAATTATATATGGGCAATTATACCTAAAATATCAATACCCTTTACACCAATATCAATAGGTGGAGGGAAAAGGATAGAAACCGCATTTCTATTATTTAAAGCACCATATTTTATAGTTTTTCCAATATTATGTGTAATTGTTTTGATTGGTGTAATGTTAAATATATCGCCACAAATGATTGAATTATTCAAAGAAACAATGGAATCTGTTAAAAAATGGATGGCGGAAAACGAATAGAAACCATGCGTGTGAGAGAAAGTAAAATATTTATTTATAAATAAAAAATTTGAAAATAATATAAAGACAAAACTATATTATAATATACTTTTAACTATGGTTGAAAAAGTCATTGATGATTTAATTAAATCATTTTTCAATCAAACAAAAATATTAGTAAGACATCAAATAGAATCATATGATGATTTCATTGATAATATTATTCCAAATATATTTGAACAATTCTTTCCATTGGTAATTGAATCCAAAGACAATACAAATATTATTAATAGTATCAAATTATCAGTGGATAATATTATAATTGGGGATGCATATTGTATTGAGAACAATGGATGTTCAAATATATTAACACCACAGATTGCTAGATTGAGAAATTATAGTTATTGTTGTTCATTATATATTGATATAACTTCATCTGTAACAATAAAAGAGAATGGTAATTTGATTACATTACCGGATAAAGTTATTAAAAATGTATTATTTGGTAAAATTCCGTTAATGGTAAATTCAAAATATTGTATGAGTAATAAATCAATTAATAATGATTGTAAATATGATATTGGTGGTTATATGATTATTAATGGAAATGAAAAAGTTATTATTTCACAAGAGAGAATATCAAATAATACAATTCAAGTATTTCAAACAAAGAGAAATAATATCAAATATTCACATGTAGCAGAAGTTCGTTCTTGTCATGAGAAGATATTCAATATACCTAAATTAATTAGTATTAAAATTACGAATAAAGTAGATAAGTTTGATAATGAAATTAAAATAGCGATACCGAATATTAAATATGATATACCTGTAATTATATTATTCAGATTATATGGTTGTTTAACAGATAAAGAAATTTTATATCATATTATTGATAATACTAGTAAAGATATAGATGATGTAATGATTAAAGTTTTACTAAAATCATTTGAAGCATCTTCAAATATTAGAACAGAAGCAGATGCCTATAAATACATGTATCAGCATATAAGTAAGAATTTTGTAAATATTTCAGAAGATAAAAAATATAATTATATTAAAAATAATATACTAAAAAATGTCTTACCACATTTAAATACAACAAAACAGAAACTATTATTCTTAGGTAAAATGATTAATAAATTAATTAAATGTAATTTAAATTTATTAGAATTAGATGATAGGGATAGTTATTTTCATAAAAGAGTTGATACACCTGGAATATTAATGGGTAGTTTAACATATTTATGTATTAATAAAATTGTAAATGATATAAAAATATTCATAAATAAAGAAATGGTATCGGGATTATATAATATTAATGATAATCAGAATTTAGATAATATTGTGAATGACATGAATATTAGTAAAATAATTAAATCATCGTATATTGAGACTTGTTTAAAGAGTGCATTAGCTACTGGTAGTTGGGGTATTAAAACTGGAAATGGTGATAAAGCAGGTGTATCCCAAGTATTAAATCGGTTAACATATTCAAGTTGTTTATCACATTTAAGAAGAATTGCAACAACCGCAGATATTACTGGTAAATTAATTCCACCTAGGAAATTACATGCTACATCATGGGGGTATATATGTCCTACAGAAACACCTGAAGGTCAATCTGTTGGATTAGTTAAAAATATGAGTATTTCAAGCTACATTACAAATAAATTATCTTCAGAACCAGTGAGAGATTTAATTAAAGATAAAATAATAGATGTTGAAACTATTGATATTTATACTTTTGATAAATTTACAAATACAACAATATATATAAATGGTGAAATATGTGGTTTTACAGATAAGCTTCAAGATTTGGTATTAGATTTAAAAGAAGCAAGAAATAATGGAATTATTAGTATATACATATCATTTTATATATGTTATAAAAACAATTCATTATATATTAGTTCAGATAAGGGTAGATGTATGAGACCATTATTAAAAGTTAATAATAAAACAATTGATTTTAAGGGTATATCAAATAAATTAAAGAATAATAATAATAATTGGTTGGATCTATTAATAAATACAAATTACATTGAATATATTGATATTAATGAAGTAAATAATATTTTAATATGTCCAAAATATAAGGATATCAAAGATAAAAATTATACACATTGTGAGATATCAGCATCAATGATATTAGGGGTTGTGGCATCATGTATTCCATTTGCACATCACAATCAATCTCCTCGTAATACATATCAATCAGCTATGGGAAAACAAGCAATAGGTATTCATTCAACAAATTTTAATAATAGATTTGATACATTTTCCCATGTATTAAATTATCCACAAAATCCGTTAATATCAACAAAATATTTAGAACATTTTAATTTAAATAAATTACCAAATGGAATTAATGTTGTAGTTGCAATTATGTCATATGGTGGATATAATCAGGAAGATTCTGTTCTTATTAATAAAGGAGCTATTGATAGGGGATTATTCACATCAACATTTTATAGATGTTATCGTGAAGAGGAAAAGAAAAATCAATTAACTGGAGAAGAAGATATCTTTTGTAAACCGGTATTAGATGAAGTATTATTTCCAAAGCATAAAAATTATGATAATTTAGAAGAAGATGGTTTTGTCAAACCAAATACATTTGTATCTGATAATGATATTATTATTGGTAAAATTATGCCTATCAAGAATAATATATATAATTACCGTGATACAAGTATTAATGTTAAAAATAATGAAAATGGGTATGTTGATAAAAATTATATTAATACAAATGGTGATGGTTTTAAATTTTGTAAAGTTAGAATTCGTTCTACACGTGTTCCAGAAATAGGTGATAAGTTTTCAAGTCGTCATGGTCAAAAGGGAACTTGTGGTATGATATATGATCAATGTGATATGCCATTTACTAAAGATGGAATTGTGCCAGATATTATTATTAATCCTCACGCTGTTCCATCCAGAATGACAATTGCTCAATTATTAGAATGTATATTGGGTAAAACAAGTGTTCATTATGGTTATAATGGTGATGGAACTGTATTTAATGAAATTAATACTGAAAATATTTCAAATGCATTAGAGGATGTTGGATTTGAAAGAAATGGCAATGAAGTAATGTATAGTGGAATTACTGGAGAACAATTAAAAACAAGTATATTTATTGGTCCAACATATTATCAAAGATTAAAACATATGTCTGGTGATAAAGTTCATTCAAGATCATCTGGACCAGTAGTATCTATGACGAGACAACCAGCTGAGGGTAGATCATCTCATGGTGGTTTAAGATTTGGTGAAATGGAACGAGATTGTATGATTGCTCATGGTTCATCATATTTCTTGAAAGAAAGATTAATGGATGTATCTGATAAATTTACAACATTTATATGTGATAAATGTGGTGTTATCGCAATATCATCACCAATTAATAATAATTATCATTGTAATTCGTGTAACAATTATTCATCATTTACCAAAATAAATATTCCATATTCATGTAAATTATTATTCCAAGAATTACAATGTATGTCAATTGTTCCTAGATTTAAAATAGATAATAAAATAATCAAGTAAATAAAATGAGTAAGTAAATAAAATGAGTAAATAAAATGATCATGGTGATATTTTTTTTATTTAGTGAGTTTATATTTAAAGTTATAATATATTTATTTAAATAAAATGGACTCAAATTATGACGAAAATTTAAGTGATATCAATGAAATAAATCCAGACCATATTGTTGATATTAAGACAGTTCAATCTTCGGCAATAAAAATATTAATTGAAGCATTAAAAGAGATATTAACAGATACCAATATTATATTTGATGAAAATGGTGTAAAATTAATAGCAATGGATTCAACTCATACGGTATTAATTCATATGAAATTAGAATCAGATAAATTTGAATCATTTCATTGTAAAGAAAAATTTATTGCTGGTATTAATATGTTAAATTTATATAAATTAATTAAGACAATGAATAATACTGATACATTAACATTATTTATTCATAAAGATGATACAAATAAATTAGGATTAAAAATAAATAATGATGAGAAGAAAACTCAAACAATATATAAATTAAATTTATTAGATATACCAGAAGAGGAGATTAGTGTTCCACCAGCTGAATTTGATACTGAATTAACTCTACCTTCAGCAGATTTTCAAAAATTAATTAGAGATATGGTAAATATTGGTGAAAATACTGAAATTAAAAGTATTGGTAATTCATTAATATTTAATTGTGAAGGAGACTTCGCAGACCAATCTACACATTTAGGAGAAACACAAAACGGTCTTCAATATAAATATAATTTAAGCCCAGAATTCCCAGTTCAAGGTGTATTTTCATTAAAATATTTAATTTTATTTACAAAATGTACTAATTTATGTAATCAAATTCAATTATATATTAAGAATGATTATCCTTTAATTATTCAATATACAATAGCATCACTTGGTATGATTAAGTTATGTTTAGCACCAATTACTGATAATAGTTAAAAGTGTTTTTTAATTCTACTATTTGAATTAGTTACATATTTTTCATAACCATTTATAACACTTTCCAGTGATTTAACTTCTTCTCTATACCACAATTTAATAATATTAAATTCTTTTTTTGGTGAAATTGAAATACCATTTAATTTATTAAAGTCGTCTATATTTATATGGATATCTTCGGAAATTATTTTCAATAATAATTTATCCCATTCGGATTTAATATCTTTTAATGGAACTTTAAAAGATATACAACATCCAAGTCTATTTTCGGGGTCTTCCCACATAGGTATAATATCTTCTCTCATAAAAAAATACATACAATTTTGCAAATTTTGAGTTTTTATAGTTTTTTTTAATATATTATAATCATATAAATTTTCGCAATCAAAAATTTTCTTATAACTTTGATTATCCCAATTTTTATTATTTAATTCATGAATCCATAAAGACCAACTATTATTGATTTCAATTTGTTCTTTTTCCATTATAATATAATATATATATATAGTTTTATTTTAAATAATTTTATAGAAAATAATATAATAAAAAATAATATATTAAATATAATATAAATGAACTTTGTAAATATTATTATAATTTTTGTATATATATACTTATTATATTGTCAAATTAACAGAGATGATACTGGATCAATTGTAATATTGACAGGTGTTGTATTATTTTGTTTATGGTATAATAGAAGAAATAGAGTTTTAGAATTATTTGATGTTCAAGGCGATTATGCTAATATTGAAGAAACTGTTGTATCTGAAAACTTCGTTCCAGAAGTTTTCCCTGGATTACTCGCGAGTAGAGTTAAAAGCTTTGATGGATTATGTTTAAAAACAGGTAATTCCGAATCTTGGAGTCATGAACCAGATTGGCCCTTATTATCAAATGATGAATTATATGTAGTTCAAGGTAATGCTGTCCCATCTGTTCAATATCAAACTAGTGATGAATATTTAACTGGTCCCCCAGTTAATGGTTTTGAAGGTGGTCCGGAAAAAATGTTTATGTTAGCTAATAATATTTCTGATCCAGAATGTTGTCCATCTACATTCGCAGATAGCACTGGATGTGTTTGCACTACTGATGCTCAGAGAGACTATATTGCTCAAAGAGGTGGTAATGGTGTTGGTTGTGCTCTATAATTATCCAATTAATCTTTGATGTAATCTTTCATATTGATCAAAATGTGTTTCATCTTTATCTAGTAATCTCTGAACCCTATCTCTTTCTTGAATCTCTTTTATTTTTTCTCTTTCTTGTAATTTGTATTTATCTTCTTCTGACATATTATAATTAATCTTTTTCCTTTGTTTATTATAGTCTTTAATACTTACTTTTCTATCTAATACATTAATACTATCAACATCTATTAATGTAGATTCTTCATATGCTTCTCTTAAATCTCTATACCCTAGACCATTTATCTCCCCAGAATAACTCTGAACTTTACCACCACCCAATACTGTCAATGAATCTATGTTTTTTAATGATATTAATTCAGTTGGTTCTTCATATACTTTTAATTGATTTTTTGATTTATTTATTTTTTTAAGTTCATTAAATTTCTTGTTAAATACATTTTCATTAAATTCTTTCATGTTATAATTGTCAATATTACTTTCTTTTTTTAACCAATCACCATAACCATCATCTAAAAATTCATCACTTATTTTGTTTTCTTCATATATTTTATTAAATTCATTAATATCGAATTTATTTTTAATTTTTTTATTAGTTGGTTTTTTTTCAGTATTTATAAATTCTTTTAAATCTTTTTTTAAATCATTATGATTTTTATCATCACTATCACCTTTAATTTTTTTTAATAATACTTGATATGATAATGTTACTAATTTAAATTCCGATCCATCTTTATATTTTTCACCACCTTTATCGGGATGTACAACCATTGCACGTTTAATGAATGCTTTTTTTAAACTTTTTTCATCATAATTTTTAGATATATTTAATGTTTTATATGGGTTTAATTTAATTTTTTTAGATTCCATTTATATTTCAATATATTTTTATTTTATTTACTAAACTAAGTTAATTAAAATAATATATATATTATAAATGAATAAGAAACAACAAGGGGGAATATGTCCTGTATGTATATTACCATTAGCAGTTGGCGCCGTTGGTGTGGGATCAGTTGGTTATGGATTATCTAAAAGTAAATCTAAAAGTAAATCTAAAAGTAAATCTAAAAGTAAACTAACTAAATCTAAAAAAGGTGGTAAAATGATTAAAGGTGGAACTTCTCCTAAAAAATCTAAAAGAAAAAGTATGAAAGGTAGATTAACTAGACACCGAAAACCAACTCCACCCAAACCACCAACACCACCATCTCCACCAAGAAGTATATATGAATGGTTATTTGGTAGAGGTCCAAAGCCACCAACACCACCCCATAAGCATAAAACACCAAGTCCTCCTAAAAAAAATAGTAAAGAAATTAAAAAAGATCCAAATTATAAAAAATTGTCAAAAGTAATTGCTAGAGAAATGGATATACCA